GTCATCGTAATGTAAGAAAAACTCTACAGCCTTTTCTAAAGCTGGAGAGAAAACGTCTAAACCTAAATACTCTCATATAGGTCGCACAGGTGTTCGGTGCTGACGACATCGCCAAACCTCCTCCTAATAAAAGAAGTTCGACGCGGGCGTGATGATCTGCCCTGAGTATCCGACTCTTCGGACGCGTGGGGCGCCGACACGAACTCCAAAAGTGAAGTCCTCGGCTGCTCCCTCAAAGACACGAGTCTGCTCACTGAGTCCAGCGAGATTCACGACATCTAAGTATTGGCGTTCCACAATGGGAGCGCGCAAAGCGTCCTGTGATGGATTGTCCGTTATGATGTTAAACGGCATTCTTGAATTTTGCGGCACTTCGATCTCGAGTGCTCTATTTGTGGCCGCACCTTGAATGATGTTAGCTGTGCGGCCTGCCAATCCTCCGAAGCCCATTGAAAAGGGATTGGATGCTTGGTTGTAGGTGAATGGGTTGGTTGCGTTATGCAACCGAGGTTCACCGGGTGGGATGTTGGTCATGATGTTAGGATCAATACCCACCCATGTGAACCCCGAAAGCGAAGTCACCATGTATCTTCTACCGCCCCGAAAGGCTGCGTAGAGATGGGAGATGTAAGAAATCAACGTTTGCGCTGTTGTCACATCATTCTTCTTGTTAAAGAGAATTTGTGCATTGGTTGCAGAATGCGGATAAGTCACAAAGTGACATGGATCTATATATACATTCCGATCTGCCCCAGATGGTATTGCTGAACAGAGCATCGTCAATCGCTTAATCATTTGTCGTAAACTCATGATCTTTTCTCCCCCTGCTACAGGTGCTGATTCTTGTTGGTGGTCCATAGGCATCAATTGCTCGAAAGCTCCATGGTCAAACCCTTCAGTCATCGCGTCTGGCCCAGTAGGGCTTCCGTTGTAATAGTTCTCTCCACCCTGTGCCACTAAGGCATCGGGATTAACTGGCCACCCAGTGATGGGTACTGTCAGTTGATTTTGAGTCCCAAAAGGGGAGAGCGCTGCGTATGATGAAGTGTTCGGCACATAGAACGCCAAGTCATCTCCTCCTGCCACCCAAAGATTCAGTTCAACAGATGTTGCTGCTGATTCTGCGTTGACCAATTCACTCAACACTACTACCGTAATCGCTCCATTACTAAACTGTCGTGTGTCTTCGCCAGTTGTTGTATCAGATCGCTGAGCCAAGTAGGAAAGGTTATTATCGTCTAAAATGACAGGTGTCATTGGGGTACCATTGATGTAAGGCACTTCAAATTCCACTTCGTTTCCTTCTGAAATGTCCAAGACTATGCTCCAAGTGTGAGCAAAATCCTGTAGAGTCTGCGAAGCTGGTTGCAGAGTCCTATTAAAGTTCGGAGTGTAATTGATGAGTAGACGTCCAGCATGAAAGTTAGTCGAAACTACTTCCAAGCGGTACTTCATCGTTCCAGTCCAATACTTGAAAAGGCTTGCAACAAAGCTTGTCAAGGTGGTCTCGTAGTCATAAACTCTGTCGGGACCATTGATTGGCAGGCTCATGCCAGGATGCACATACCATTGGGCGATCGTACTGCCCACAGGTGTGCCCACGTTCCAAGTGTAAAAATCGTAAAAATTAAACTTGGAAACGATGTAGCCTATGTCCATTTCGTCAGCTTCTGTGGAAAAGAGTCCTCTAATCATTGGCAACTCATTGTCCTCAGCCGCAGCTAATCTAACTGCTTGGCTGATCCCATCCATATGCGCGGTGGATTGCCCAGTTACAGGATACGTAGTAGTGGGCCCAGTGTAGCAGCTCGGCTTGTTATAGCCAAAGTAGCGTGCCACGTGGGCTCCAAACTTTGTTATCCATTCTACTGGTTTCGCCACCTCATGTAGGAGGGGTACTTCTGCCGCCACTCCAGCAACTCCACTGATGGTTTCGAGAGCGCTGGAGAGGGTTCCTGTCTTCTGTGCTTCTTTCTTCTCAACATCTTCTCCAGATTGAGCGACAAGTCTATCCAAGTTAAGCGCTGTGATAGCAGGTGCGTTTAATTGGGTAGGGGCGGGAACACAGAGTTCCACGTCTGTCAGCCAAATTGATGGTGAAATCGAGATTGCCTGAGTCGGCACAGCCGATTTTGCAGAATTCAAGACGTACAGAATCACATCTCCTTGCATGAATTGGCCTGCGGTTAGGTCGTAGTGTGACAGTGGTGCCACGAAGGGTATTTTCAACATACCCGGCTTGTGTTGATTGGGATTGATCTCCACATGATTCAGTCCAGTTAAGTACTGAGGTGAAAGATTTCCCGCTCTACCTCCTCGTTGTTCATGAAGAGGATCAAAAGCCAGGAGAAGCCTCCCTTGGTGGAACTGCATGGCGTTGGGCGCCATTCGAATCACCAGGTTAAAGCGAGCGAATTGAAAGTTTGCCATCTTCTGTGTATAAGATAGTAAATTACTGAAAATGAAATCAGGGAAACTTTCTCTCCACAACACTGACCCTGGGGGATCCGATTGTCTCCACAACACGTCCATTATTGGAAACGGACGTTCGAGAATAGATTCAATCGAATGCTTTTTCTCATCCCGCGCAAAGGCCATCCAATCTTCTGGCGTCCGTGCATATGGATCGCGACCCATAGCGGGTGTTACTTGGTCGATGAAATTGACCGTTTGTATCCGCATGTCCGCGTTCTCATTTGGCACTTCTGGCACATTAGACATTCCTTCTCTTGCTCCAATCTTCTGATCTTCCTTTCTCCATCCAGTGATAGTCTTGATGTCTGATTCGCTGAATGCTTGTCCTTTCAGCTTAGTATCCATTCCAGCTAGGGCTAATCCAAGTCCTTGCTTTGTCTTTGAGTCTATGTAATACCTGCTCTTCGGCATTGAAAGACTAGTGTCTGCTTTTGCAAGTGTTTTGCTATGTGTCATTGATGATGCGGTAGTCAAGTTTGATGGTCGCTCACTACCATTTTGCGCCATAAAAGTTTGGCAGGAGAGCTCAGGCGATTCGGTGAAAACGTTGCCGTTGTTTTCCCACTCACTCCTGAGCCTGTCACCCATGAAGTATCGGTTCCGCAATTCTCCCAATGAGGGAACCACTACATAGTGACCTCGATCTCTGAGGCAACTCACTATCCGGCCAATTAAGGCAGGGTCATTATGAGCCACCGCTTCTTCGAGTGCATCTCTCCAGATGCAGTACTGAGCTTCCCTCTTGCTGAGGGGGCCGTCCTTATACCACTGAACCATATCTTTTATAGTTTCGTCGTCCAGTGGTGCCCAGTAGAACAGGCCATCTTTTCGAAACTTTCTCTTTAGGAAGACTAAGGTGTCAATTGTCTTCCATTCCATTGAGTCACTCTTATCTCCAGAAGTGTAGGTCATGCCCAACTTCCTTCCAAATTCTGCGATAGCTCTTGGGGTAAATCGTTCTTCCCATTTCGGCGAAACCGAAAAGTCATTGTCATCCCCATGAAAAGCCATTCGCACATGTATTTGAAAGTCCGTCGGAAACATTCCAACTGAACGGGCAGCGCCCGCGAAAACGTACAAGTTTGCCATGGAGTCGATATCATTGGTGCCAAAAGCACCGGAGGGTAAACCACCCTGCCATTGAATCAACTCTCCACGGGCAACATGCCACGATCGCGCTAAGCACTGACCAATCCACTTCCGAATCCTAGAGTGACTAATGTCCCATTCAGGGTCGAAAGCCTGGTACCAACGGTCCGCAACTCGGGTGAAATTGGCGATTAAGTCCTCAGATAGCGAGGCATCAAACGCGCTCCAATCACCATCGTACATACGTTGGCCAGCTTCCTCAAGATGTAATGCGAGTTCTGTCCAGTCCATGGATTGTGGGTCAATTCCTGCCGTAAAGCAGTTCTTGATCTTATTCTCACGAAGAGAGAGCACAAAGGCTCCTAAATATCTTCGCATGAGAATAGTGAAATCCATAGGACTAGCCGAGAACAGGCGAGTCTTGATCTTGTCTGGATTGCTCCAGTCCGCCTTCTCAATTGGTCTTCTCTCATCTTTTAAGGTGTCTATAAAGATGGGTTGTGTCGTCAAATCCAATTTGTCAGCTTGTTCTTCTAGTTCCAAAAGTCGTTCCATCAAAGATAGATGTATAAACCTCTGTTCCCCAGAGCCAAGCCAAAAGCTTTTTCCCTTTCCACGCCCTTCTAAAACGAAGGGGTATCCGGGGGAGTGAGTCCTTGCAAGTGGAAGCAATTCCACTTGATCGTTCTTTATACCGTGACAGGACTCAAACCAAGAGAGCAAACCCACAAAGGGTCCTTTTCTCATGGTGTAAAAGTCACAGTACTCATCCAACGCCGCACAATTAAGTGAAGCCTTCTGGATATCGTAACGCTCGACTGCTTTCCAAAACGGGGAAACCCCTTCCTTATCTCTAAGTAGTGCGGGTTTCTTAGTCACTGGAAAGATTCCGTGTAGTTCAGATTTTTTAATCCGCGTAAAGTTCACTTCATGAACTGGGGAGATTTTCCCCAACGGAGTTAAAACCTGAAATTGCTCACCTTGGGCTACCAAGTCTGTGAGTTCATCACGGGTTATTAGTCGAGAGATTCCGAGTCCAGATCCTGCACCAGCCACGTGCATTCCCATGATCTTCGCGTCTATCCTCTTCTCTTGATGCAATAAAATTGCACCACAGTCTCCAGCTCTAGTATTCAAGTAGTACTTAATGCATCCTTTGATCTTAATGGTTTCCACTCCTGAAACGTAATCCACAACTTCGTGTGAAAGTTCTGCGTCACCATATTTGATCCGTTCGCCTATCGTAAGAATTACTTGAAAGTTCTTTCGCTGAATGTCCGCCTTCGATACAAAGTGCCTCGTGATGTTCGTGAAGCTACTTTTGACTAAAGTTCCAAGATCTACTAGAACCAAGTCATCTCCAAGTGACCTTGCGTCACAGTCATATATTCCGGTCGTCTTTCCTTGCTTAAGTGAGTCAAATTCTATCTCAAATCCACTGATGTTCTTGTGGATATGCTCTGGCATAATTACTTTCTTATCTTTAATTGCCAAAGCCCAGCCTTGCAGTTTTCCAGCTTTTGTTAGAGAAATCATATTCTTCCTAACTACTATCGACATTGTCTCTGATTGCAAATCCACGCAACCTTCAACACGAAGTCGTTGTTCTCGTTCTGATCTACTTTCTGCAATGACTTTCGTTGTCCGTTCCTGTCTACTCTCTGCTTGATTGCAGCACTCACAATCCACGTGAGTGAACTTTTCGTCTCCGTCTTCTTTCTTGGTCACTCCGAAGAGACCAAATAGCCACTTTATTAATCCAACTACTGCGCCTATTGCTATTGCTCCGCCAGCTACTCCGGCGAGCATCTTCCTCGTTGTGTTATGCGAGATGAAAGTTTTCACATAAACCCAAGCCAAACCAAAATGATGTTCGATTTGGTCAGCTACGCCTTGAGCTGTCGTGAGCCAGACGCGCCATGCTGGTGGCATTCTTTCTTTGTCGTCTCCTCGATATTCAATTTCTATTCCAAGATCCTCGAGCATTTCTTCCGTCTCAAATGGCAAGTCTCGCGCCATACAATGCTCGTGCAATTGTTCTGGATCTCTAGGACGATAGCCAATACAATATCCTAGATAAGGTTCCGTTCGTCCAGTCAAAAAGTCCATTATCTCCATAGTCTCTTCAGATGGTTCAGCGTTGATATAGTTGAACCGTGCTACGCGCAAGAAGTCAATCAATGTTCCGTCATTTGATTGCGCGTAATTCTTATAGATTTGATCTGCAAACTTGGTTACTCTTGATCCTCGGCCAAGTTCCTGTCTCTTCTCTTTAGCGAAAATTACCAATTCGTTGAAAGACATTGGTACTGCGTCGCTCTTTCGTCCAAATTCGTCGCGTTCTCGTACCGAAAACTGGTACGCGTTCAAGTCAATTCCATTTCTATTAGCCATTTCTGCGTCAACTCGAGTCCTATCTACTTCTACGTCAATGTGAAGTCGTCTATACAATGCGTCAGGGTGAGTAATGCTTTTAGTCACAAACTTGTCATTGTTACTAGTCAAGATAACAAGTTTTGGATTCGCGTATGTCCGTGCTTTGTCTTCTACTGCTGCCATGTTGGGTCTAAAAGGGACGGTATTAACCAAATCAATGAGTTCCATAAACTCAGGATTTGGACTACCGGCGACATCCGTTCGCTGTCCAAAGTCGTCATAAACTATAACAGGCTGATCCACGTAGCCACTCCAGTATTCGCTTCCAACTCTTCGTGTGTACACAAGACTTGAAAAGGTTTCACCTTCTCGAAGTGTACACTCTCCTCGTAGGAGATGAGCGGCAAAAGGCATAATCAAATGAGATTTGCCCTTGCCAGAAGCTCCGTAAAAACGAATACATAGGGGTACTTCGCGTGCGCTCAGTTTACCTTTTCCAGATGCTTCGACTTGTTGCACCCACGCTCCAATCTTCTTTGCTACTGAGTCAACTAAATATGATGATTTCCGTAAAAGTTGCGCCCGGGATCGGTTCGACATGATCCTCTGAAAGTCTCGCTCCATGCGTAGAACCTCTTCACAAACTGGTTCACTATTTTGAATCTTACTTGGTAATCCTTCTTGCTGAAATCTTGTCACTTGTTCACTCAAAGTGACAAAGTCCATACAACTCTCAATGAGTTCTTCAGACATATAAGGAGTTCCAGTCACAAGTTCATAAACGTAGGGGACAACTTTGTCCCAAACTTCATTTATAAACCTGCTCGAATGCGAAATAGCAACCAAAGTCGGTATAGAGATTCCAGTTCCAGTCTTTAAAAGTTTTCCTACAGCATGTTCACCACCGATGGTGTAACCTACCAGAATTGCGCCTAAAAGAGGAACCCATGCTCCTAATGAGGGGCCCTGCGCCTGTCGTTGTTGTGAAAAGTCACTAGCCATTCTACTCAAACACGATGTAATTGAAGCCAATCCTAACTTGTAAAAGAGGGGAGCCTGCGTCAAAGCCACAAGAAGTACGTCAGCCCAAGAGCTTTGCCTAATTAATAATCCAATTGCGCCAGCCAAACTAACCCAGTCCATTGCTCCAGGTCCAGATCCAACAGTCATCTTCTCCATGAAAATCTTAAATTGGGCTTCACTGATCAAAGTCAAGTCAATAAAGCCTTGCGCTCGCAGTTCGTATCGCTCAAAGCGCTTCATGAGTTTGTCCGTCCAGGGGTCATTGTAAGAAAAAACAACCCGCACCAATTTGTCCCCATAAGAATAAGTCTTTAGTGTCGTATTGGTTGTCTTGTGGTGTATCCTCACTTGTTCCTTTCCAGCAAACTGAGCCCATCTTCCCGATTCAATCTCCATTCGATTCAGGGCCCTTTGTTGCGAGGGAACTTCCCAAGAGTTCAGATGTCTTTCTCTTCTAATGCCTCGTTTAATGACGTCAGTCGTGTGTTTGTGTCTGTAAACCTTGTCCGCAGAGTTCAGTATACATCCACAGCCTAGTCGATAAATTATTCCGTGTTCCTGTTTCCGAGACACTATAACTTCTTCGTCATTGACGTAGTAGATATAGTGCTTTTCCGTGTAGGGTTGCATAGCATTGATGCTAACCCAATCGTAGTCCGATAGTTTAATCCCTCCACTCAACGTCTCCCAGTTTTTGTTGTAAGAATCCATAAAAAGTTTAGTTTCCAAAGCCGTGGTTTCATGAGTTTCGTGTAACATCTGTGCCTGAGAGGGACTACCACGCTTGCGCGAGTTCACCAAGTCCCAAACTACACAGGAAATACGTTTCAACCTCAATCTCTTTGCTACGCACCGCGACAGAGGCGTGAAGAATAGTGACCAACCTTCAAAAATGAATCACTATTCCCCCCCAGCGTCCAGAATCCTGCACCACTGTTGAAGTTGAGCCGCAGCTCCAGTGAGTCCGTCTAAAGTCAAGTCAAGTCCATTCGGTTGTTGCCGCTCCTAAGAACGACAATAGTCTTAATTTTGTGTGTTTTAACGATGAGCAAATTGTACGAGAGTAATCAGATCGTAATCAAAGTAGAGAGCTTGCGCCCGCTAAATTACCTTAGTTGATCCATCTCGTCGATCGTAATCAAATGTGTGGGTTATTTCCC